GTGCAAATATCAATGCAGGATATCCGTCCCACTTAATAGTAACAGTTTTAGGATTCTTTACTGTTGCTATCGCGGCTTGTAATGCACGGTTTGCACCCTGACTCCCTCCCAAAAATATCGAATCTTCTGGATGGTCTAGGTGTCCCTTATCTTCTTTCAAAGAGGCAATTTTATCTACTTTGTCTCTAAGTATCGCTAACGATTCAGATAGGTTCACGATTCTTCCTTAAAGATTTAGAAAATCTCTGCTGGTCTTTGCTTTTAATAGCACTTAGCAACTTCCGCTCTAATATCTGTGCCTGTTCTTCAGGGTAATGCTTATTAATTAACTCTAGTAAATTAATAGCACTAGTTATGATATTATGGGCTCTACTCTCAATAATATGACTGGTGTCACGGTTATTTCCAAGTGCTTCTAATTCCTGCAAGAGGGAGCGGGTTTGTTTTTGCATATAATTATCCTACTAGTATTTATACGATTATGGTATAATTATTTCTTTAACGAATTCAATAAAGACTTGAATTTTGAGCCTTGAACATCGGCATGAACTGTTCTAGCTAACGGCTCTACTGTTATCTCTCCGGTGCTTCCATCAATTGTTTCAACAACTGTAGATTGAGGCTTTAATGTACTCATAATGTCATTTGCGCTTGGCTTGGGAGTATAACTCTGTTCTCCGTCAATGCCAGGATCACTAATACGCATAGTCTCAACATCATATTCTAAATCAATCTTCATGCCCACACCCGTTGAACTACGACTTTTCATACATTGAATCTGATACTTACCGCGTTCACGCATACTACGACTTGTGAAAATACCAAACACATTATCTGCTGTGTTAATCTTACTGATACCACCAGCAATATGACTGTGGTCAAATTCAATTTCATCAACCGCAGTACGGTTCAACTGACTTGCCGTGACCAACAATACACCAAGTTCTTTCGCTAGATTACGCAATTCTTCTGCTACATATTTGTCTTTGATAAACTGATCAGTTGGATTAACTTTAATACTTACTGGCATAACTAAATCTAAGTAATCAACCATTACAAAGTCAATTCTAATCCCAGTCTGTATCTGCACTTCTTTCAGATAAGCACGAATGTCATTAACATTACTTTGAGCAGGTAAATTCTTAACACGATACTTACCAGACTTCTTTCCTGCCATCTTAACACGTAACTCCGTTGTATCAATATCTTTACGAATTGCTTTTGTTCCCATCATGGTCAACATCGCATCTGTTCTTAGTGAAGTTAATTCTTCACTCAATTCTAATGTGATATATGCCCCGCTCATTCCCATCTGTAACCAACTTAATGCGAGATTCATCATTACCAATGATTTACCTGAGCCTGAGCCGCCCGCAAATATATTCAATTCACCCCTACTCATACCACCATATAAAATACGATCCATCTGAGGCCAGCCTGTAGATACTTGTCCACCGCTGTTAAAATATTTGTTAATACGACCTTTAGGATCAGCAAAGTAATCTGTACCCATGTCTTTTTGTAAACTAATCTGTACCGCATCTTTGATTAGTTTCTCTACTGGTTCAAAATCACCCTTCTCTAATAAATCTGCTGCTTTAAGAATAGCACGTTCTAGTTCTTGTCGTTTAGTAAATGCTTCAAATTCATCAAAAAACCATTCAAAATGGCCGTCATTTAAATCAGGCACTACTTCAATTTCTATCCCAGTTGTTGCTTTAATCTGTGTAGCATCCGGCAATACTCTATATTTGTCTGTATGTGACTTGTACATCTCAGCTACTGGACGTAGAGATCGGTCAAAGTTCTCACTATTCATAATGTTCATAACACGGGTATACAATTCCGCATTAGTAAGCATCATTCTCAAAAATAATTTTTGAACATCTGGGGTATATTCTATCTGCTTTTTAGTTTCTTGTTTTGCCAATTTTCTTCCTCTGCATTTCTATTTTAATTTTACTATTAGTAGCACAGTGTAGTATACTTAATAGTGTAGGTAACTTACCATACTTAATTACTGCGTCATTTACATCTTTTATATCATCATCCCAATCAGGTAAGCTAACACTATAGCCCAATTCTAATGCTTTGTCACACAATGCTAATCCTGTCTTATCTCTATCTGGAACTACTATAATTTTTTTATTCAACGTGCTTAATAACAATGATTGGTCACTACTTATATCATCGTGCATCAATGCTACACCATCAATACTTAGCGCATCAAATATACCTTCTGTTACGATACACACTTGCCATGCTGATTTCTGTCTGTCAATATTAAACACATATCCTGGTTGTTGAACATTAAGATATTTAGGCGATTTATTATCTAAAAATCTACTAGTATTACCTACAATTTTATTTTTATAAAAATATGGAATAATTATTCTGTGTTCTTTTCTACTGCCATATCTTCCTGTTCCATTAGGTGTTACTACAAATGGATAACTGTCGTAATGTATCCCGCGCTTTTCTAAATATTCAATATATCTAAAATGTCTAGGATTATCAAGATTTAGCTTTTCGCTATCTTCAGGCAAATCAACTTTATAAAATCTTATATCTTCTTTTGTTTTATTTTGTTGAGTAAAATCTAATAAGTCTTTATGTTGTAAACTTTCCAAACTCCATCGTTTAACTTGCTGTTCATCAATACCAGACCAAACTAATAGATTGCGAGTTTTACTACTGATAGGACGACCTAGTACAAAGTTACATTTAAACCCGCAGTTGAAACAATGCATTGACCAATTGCTACCGTCAAACTTGATGCCACCTCGCATTCGTTTATCTTGTCTATGACCAAAGTGGGTACAACAGATAGCATTGAAGCTAGTCCAGCCAGAACTTGTTTGTTTCTTTTTACCGGGTAGTATAGACAGGATATCAAACATCTATTGATTGTAACACAATCATAATGTTAAAGCAAATTATCTGGTCAATAAATTAGCCACTGCGCCCGCATTGCTAGTGAATTGCATACGAACATAAGGATGGAATCCTTGTATAACATATCCAACCGTTTGCGTAACATTGGATACTTCTTCTGTGGTCACAATATCATACCAATCATTATCTACGATACTACTGCCCTGAATAGTTGTGTTTCCATAGAATTCAATGTATTCAGTTTGTATAGTTAATATTGGATTGTTATTAGTACTCAGTACGCTAGTAGTGTAAGTGATGCTACTTCCATTACTGTTAGGACTATTAGGAAAGGCCTGACCAGTTGGAATAGTAATCTCATATGATGGTACAAAGTTAGGCAATACACTATTAACAATATTCATTACACCACGAGCGCCTGCATTTTGGTCTACGAATACAGGGAAGTCAAAGTCATTGACTGGAATTTCTAAAGTATAGTAGCATTTTTGGGCCTCAATATTCTCAAGGTCTGCAGCATTTAAAAACAACGCACATATACCTGTAGCAGCAAATTGCAAGGTTAATGATTTCTGTATCAATGTTTGATTACCTTGATAGTTTAATATGCGGCAAGTTATATCTTTCCCAGTAATATCTATGGGTTTTTGCTCCTGATTTAGGAATTGAAACTGGATTTGATTATCCACTCCCTTGTGCAGGGTCAATGGTTTGGCATAAACTGGCATAAATCTCCTCGGTGAATAGCCTGACAATAACACAACAATGTTGCGCTGAACGTAATAAAATACTGATGTTGAATACACAAATGTAGGCTCCTATAACGTATTTAGTCTATATATTTTAATTTAATTAACTTTGGTTACCCGATAAATAAACAGTTAACTAAAATAATGATCCAAAACGAATTTTTCAAAAGACTGACAGAAAATCATCCATTCATTACAGTATGTTCATATGCCAACCAGGACTATGTAGGAATTGTACAGAATAGGGATGATATGGTTACCACTATCTATGACTACGGCGCTATAACCGATGCTATCATAAAGGAAAAGTTCCTAGAACTAGGAGAGATTTGGTGGTGGGAATCCAATAGACTTGTACCCATCAATCTGTTTCTAAAAGATGATTGGTTACCCTTTAAACCCTATCTCAGGACCTTCACTAACAAAAGTCTAGTAGTGGTTCATGGTCCCACTTGTAGTATGAATGAATTAAGTAAACGTAGAAGTAAACGCCGTAGTATCACCCTCGTTAAGAGAATGCCCTAACAAATTTATGTGAACAACTACTAACTGTGCATATGCAATCGCATGTGCTTTCTTGAACACATACCCATCAGTTCCCTTATCCCATACAGTTTTACTAATTTCACTCCAAGATTTCCCAATCAAATGCTTTTTACCAGGACGAATAACTGCTAAAAACATAGCTAGTCTTGGGATACTGTCTATAGGTTCTGGCATCTTCTCTAAGTTGTAGTACTGATTGTTCAAGTGAATCAGTTTCTCAACAAAAGATTTATCTTTGAGTTTACTCCAATTAGGTTCAATCATCAATTCAACTAGATGTTGTTCATCACGAACATTCTCGTAAACATGAACATTCAACAAATCTAGTTTGAAGTAACCACGCTTCTCTGCTATTGTATAGTCAATACTTGCTATATCATGTATCGGGTCATAGGGAATAGGTGTAACATATACACCAGTAGCATGTTTACGAATAGGATTGACATTACGCATGGCTGCGCTTGTATGTTTAATCAGTTCAAGCAATCTATCTCTTGAACCAAAGTCAATGTCAATATCACTATCTATTCTCACGGTGGCATCACTCCTGCTTTGAT